GTCCAGCGTGCTGGACTCCCGCATCGCCACGGCGGGCATGCACGCCATTCCACAGGACGTGGACCTTCCACTCACCGGGTCCAACACCTCGGTATCCGAAGAGCTGTCGGACATGCTGCTACGCGCGGCGTCGGCCGGGATCAACAACCCGGGAACGGCCGCGGCACAGGTGCCGGTCATCATCTCCATGCCCGAAGAGAGCATCGACGCTTTCGTCAAGGGCCGGATGTACCCCGAGACGGCCATGGACCATACAGTCATCGAGCTCCGTCGCGAGGACCTGTCCCGGCTGGCCGCAGCGCTCCCCATGCCCAAATCCGTCGCCGAAGGGTCGCAGGCGGAATCGAACCACTGGTCGGCGTGGCAAGTGGAGGAGGAGACGTACAAAGTATGGATCGAGCCCCTCCTTGACCGGGTCGGCGACGCATTTACGGAGTACTGGTACCGGCCCGTACTGAAGGCCATGGGCGTACCGAACCCTGAGCGGCACGTCCTCGCGTGGGACACCACAGGCATTGTCGCCAGGCCCGACGCCACGGAGGACCTGAACTATCTGCACGAACGGGGCCTCGTGAGCGACGACTACCGGCGCGCGGAGTCCGGTATCCCTGAGGACGCCGTGCCGGATGAGGAGGAGTCGCAGCTCCGGTACCTGCGCAGGGTGGTGGAGGCGTCTCCCGCACTGCTGGAGAACCCGGCCGTGGCCGAAGCGCTCGGGTATCCGGAGATAGCCGCACAAGCGCAGGAGACGGCCGAGCGGGAGCGCGAGGCGCTGGAGGCGCAGCGCGAGGAAGCGGAACAGCAGCGGGACGCGGAAGCGGGTCAGAGCGACAACGTACGGGCGCTTCCGGCACAGCGCGAGGAACCGCAGGCGCAGCCCGTACCGAATGGCCTAGTGGCCGCAGCGGAGCTTCTGGTGTTCGACGCGCTGTCCCGTGCCGGCGGACGGCTCCTCACCCGTGAGCACCGGGGCCAGTTCGGCAGCACGCCGAAGCACGAACTCCACACGGTGATCCCCTGCACCTCTGCGGACGTCGGGCGCCTCATGGCCGACTCCTTCCAGTTCACGGACCGAGTGGCGGACGCCTACGCGCTCAACCGGCCGCGGCTGCGTACGACACTGGCCGCGTACGTAGAGAACCGGATCACCGGAGCCGAGCCCCACAACCCGGAGCTGCTGCGCGCGTCGCTCGGGATGCTGCTGTGACCACGCCTGCGCCGGGCTCGGACCCGCTGCTGCCGGCCAGACTGCGCGCCCTCGGCGTCATCACGGACGGAGAGCGGCGTACCGGGCGTGCATGGTTCGGGGCCATGCGAGGATTCCTGGACCGGGTACGCCCCGCCGTACTGCGCGACGGAGGCGTAGACCCCGGGCGCGTATCGGATCATCAGCAGTACTGGACCGACGCCGTCAACGTACGCGTCGTCCCCACGATCCGGGAGACCGTACGCAACCTGTCCCGGCGCATCATCGGTGCGCCGCTCCCGGACTCCGATCCGTGGGTGGCGGAGTTCCTGAACGCTGCGGGCAACCGCATGGCCCGGATCCCCGATGAGGTGTACGGGCTCATCGTCGCAGAAATCGAACGCGGCATACAGGAAGGTTCGGACATTCCCACCACCACACAACGGGTCAATTCGGTACTGAACGCCACCGGTTCCGAACGGTGGCCCAACCGTGCGCGGACCGTGGCCCGCACCGAGACCATGGCGGCGGTGAACGGGGGTGCGTACCGCAGCGCCGTACTGGACGCCGAAGAACGAGGCGACGTCGCGCCGTTCAAGGTCTGGCTGAGCACCGATGACACCCGGACCCGGCCGACGCACAAGGAAGCGGACGGACAACGCACGCTGCTCACGGAACCGTTCCGGGTCGGGGGCGCGGCGCTGCTCTACCCCGGAGACCCCAACGGACCGGCACGCGAGGTGATCCAGTGCCGATGCACCATCCTGCCCATCGTGCTGGGTGAGACCATTGACTGGACCAACAGGCAGTACCGAGAGGGGACACCGTGAGCAGCGCAGGGGGGGTGGACCGTGGCGGACTGGATGTCAGGGCACGGCCACACGGCTTACGCGGCGTACTACGCGACCGTGGGCGGCAAGACGCACGACGGCAAGCCCATCCCGAAGTGGGACGCGTTGGGCGACACGATCCAAGCGGCGTGGACCATGGCAGCTCTGGCCGCCATCGCGCAGCACGAAGCCTTGAAGGAGCAGCCGTAATGCCCAGAACGTGGAGCGCCGTACTGGCGCGCACCGGCATACCGACCGGTGACGGCAGGATCCTGCGCGAGGGTGGGCTGACCAACCGGGACCTTCCCCTGCCGCTCCTGTGGCAGCGCAGCACAGCGGACGGGCACGGCGGAGCCGTGGTGGTGGGGCGTATCGAATCCCTGCGCTTCGAACACGGCATGGTGATCGGGGCCGGCTCGTTTCTGGACGTACGAGGGAGCGGGGAGGCCGCGGCGCTCACCGATGCCGGGATCACCGGACCGTCCGTGGACCTCTTCGACGACATCGACATCAGGGAGGCACAGACGCTCATCGACGCGGGGGTGCTGGGCCCGAACGTTCTGGACAACATGGACGACGTGGAATACGTCGTGGACGAAGAGAACCGCGTAGTGGTGATCTCTGGCCGCATCGCTGCTGCGACACTCGTCCCCATCCCTGCGTTCGCCGACGTGTCGATCACCCTGGACCCCGAACCGGCGATGATCGAAGAGGCAGCGGCCCCGGCGGGCTACGACTCGTGGAGCGCGTACTCCGCTTCCCTGGCCACGTTCGCCGCGCAGACACAAGAACGCCTGGCCGCGGTGGAGACCCTGCCGCCGGCGTCCTGGTTCGAATACCCCGACGCCGACAGGCTGACCCCGCTCACGGTGACCGAGGACGGCAGGGTGTTCGGGCACATCGCACCGTGGGGCGAGTGCCACGTAGGGCTTCCGGGGTGCGTGACGGCGCCGTCCAGCCTCTCCGGGTACTCGCACTTCATGGTCGGTGAGCAGCGGGTCCAGGGAGGCGGCACCGTGCCCGTGGGGACGCTGGTCACCGGTCCCCGCCACGCTGACCCACAGGCGGCGTTCCGTGCTGCTCAGGCGCACTACGACGACGTCGCGTCGGCCGTGGCGCGCGTAATGGCCGGTGAGGATGAGTTCGGCATCTGGGTGGCGGGGTGGATGCTCCCCACGGCCGACCCGGTGCGGGTCGAACAGTTCATGGCCAGCCCGGTCAGCGGGGATTGGCGCAGGGTCGGGGGCACGCTGGAGATGATCGCCGTGTGCAGCGTCAACGCCCCTGGATTCCCGGTGCCCCGGGCCCGGGTGGCTTTCAGCGCCGGAGAGCAGCGCGCGTTGGTGGGTAGCTTCGGCGTCACGGCGCAGCGTGGGGAGCTCGAGACCGGGGCCGGCCCGGTGCAGATGCAGGTGGACCTGTCAGCGGCGCACATGGCTGCTCAGGCCCGATGGATACGGACACAGTGGCTGACAGGGAAAGGGGTCTGACATGGCATGCGGCGGATGTGGTGCGAGGCGCGCGGCGCGGTCAGTGGGCGGGGACGGCAAGGTGACGGAGTACAAAGTCACTTGGGGTGACGGAAGTACGAATCAGTACGCCAGTCTTGGTGAGGCGCGGCTGGCCATGGGCGCTCAGAGCGATGACAAGAAGCGTCGCGGCATGCGCGTACTGTCGATACGCGTCTGATACGGCCCGTGTCCGATGTGTCACGATTTGGGAGGGACCGTAAGCCATTGGTGCGGTTCCTCCCAGAACCCTGTTTCCGCAGGTCAAAGCACCCTAGACGGGTTAGACAGGACTCCTGGTTACTCTCAATCTTCCCTATACGCGTGAGCGGTTAACCGGAGGTCCTGTCTAACCCGTCTAGGCACACAGCGTGACGTTGCGGGCACCCGCAGAGCGAGGGCACGGAGAGTCATGGCCTCCCGGCCGGCGTTCCGAAAGGGGCAGTACCGGCCGCGTGTTGACGGCGTGTCGTACGATGTGACAAGCGCCGAAGCGTGGCTGTGGGCCCATCGGAGCGATGAAGTGATGATCCCTTCCGCGACGATGCCCCCACGGAGGCAGACCATGGCTGAAGAGCAGCCCACCACACCCGATCTCTCCGCACTCTCCGATGACGACCTGGCCACGCAGTACGCCACGGCGCGCGCCCGGGGACAGGAGCTGGCCGCGCGCGAGGCGTCTACGTTCAGCGCCGCGGAGATCGAAGAGTTCAACGGCCTGGCCACCACGGTGGCGGATCTCAACACGGAGATCACCACGCGTGAGGTCCGCGCCGATCACCTGGCCAGGAACGCGGAGATGTTCGCGTCCCTCCCGGACCGCACCCCCGCACCGGCCGCCGAGACCACCCCGGAGCCGGTGAGCGCCCCGGAGACGGCCGCGCAGCCCGTGGAGGTGCCCAGCGTCACCGCGATGGCGAACGGCGCTCCTGTGGCCCCCGAGGTCCCGGCCGACGCGCCCCGCACCGGCGACACGTTCTCCATCACGCTCCACTCCGATGCCGCGGCCGTGCTGCGCCGTCCAGTCGGTGAGGCGTCCACGGTCCAGGAGCTCACACGCGGATCACTGGAGCTCTTCAAGGAGTTCGGCCGCTCGGGCGGTCCGGGCGGCGGGCAGAAGAGCCGGCGTGCGGTCGGCCAGTTCCGGCGCGACCGTGGCGCGGAGTTCACGCTCCCGGGCACCGAGAACGGCGACTACGCCGTGATCCAGCACGCCCGGGACCAGAAGCGTCTGTCCGGCGGAAGCCTCATGAAGACGTGGCAGGCGGACGTCAAGGCGCGCGAGGGCCAGGGGCTGGAGTCCCTGACGGCGGCGGCCGGCTGGTGCGCCCCGTCCGAGAACGACTACAGCCTCTGCTCCCTGTGGGACGTGGACGGGATCTTCGACGCGCCGACCACCACGGCGCCCCGCGGCGGGATCAACTACACCCGGGACACCACGTGGGCGGCGATCAACGACGCGAGTATCACTTCGTTCACGCGCCTCACCGAAGCGCAGGTCATCGCCGGTACGACGAAGAACTGCACCGAGCTCCCGTGCCCGGACTTCATCGACCGGCGCCTTGACGTCGCGATCACCTGCATCACCGGAAGCTTCCTCCAGTCCCACGCGTACCCGGAAGTCGTCTCCACGTGGACCGATGGTCTGCTGACGAAGCACCAGTACGAACTCAACCAGGACATCATCGGCCAGGTGGTCACCTTCGCCGGCGCGACGAACGTCATCCCCGGGCAGGGCGGCGCAGGCGGCACCGGCACCACGGCGGACACGAGCGCCACGGCGAACATTCTCGCCGCGGTGGAGCTGGCCGCGATCGACATGCGCGAACGCGAGAACATGAGCTTCTCCCAGACGCTGGAAGTGGTCCTGCCTCGCTGGATCATCGCCCAGTTCCGCGCCGACATCTCGCGTCGCAACGCGTGGCACGCCGACCCGTTCACCCTGTCGGAGGGTCAGATCGTTTCGTGGTTCACCACGCGGAACATCCGGCCGCAGTTCATCCGGGGGTGGCAGGACGCACAGTCGGGGCTGGCCACGGGCCCGGGTGACATCGCCGCGCCGATCGTCCCCATCCTGGGGCTCCCGAACACGGTCAACTTCCTGATCTACCCGGCCGGCGCCGTCGTCGTCGCGCGTGAGGACATCGTCACGCTGACCAACGTCTACGACTCCACCAACCTGAGCGTGAACCTGTTCACCCAGCTGTTCACGGAAGAGGGCTTCGCGCCTATCTTCCCGTGCGGAGAGGTGCGCCAGTACACCGCGCAGGCGTGCCCGTCCGGCGCCACCGCAGCGCAGGTCTACACCTCCTGTGCCGCACCCGCAGCCTGACCCCTCATGGACCGGGGCCGGTCCGTCGTCCATGCGGACCGGCCCCCGACACCCTGAGAGGGGGCAGACATGGCAACAACGATCATCGCCAATCGGCACCTGATCGAGACGGCACCGCCCGGACCGCGCCGTTACGGGCTCTTCGACGCGGCCACGGTCTCTGACAGCCTGAGTCCACGCCTCATCGCGGCCGGTGCCACGTGGGCCGAACTGGACTGCGGACCGCCGCTCACGGAGTACGACGCGAACTGTGTCACGCACCCGGTGAAGTCCTTCACCGAGGGGACGTCGTACGGCGAAGCGTCGCCCTACCTCCTGTACACGCTTCAGAAGTGCGGGACGCTCGGGCGCAGCCGCCAGGAGATTGCGGACGCCGTACGCCGCACCCTGGCCGGCGGGGAGCAGAGCGCCGTAGAGTCGATCTTGTGGACCGGAGGCGGCTTCGCGACGGGCCCGGCGCTC